AAATTTTATAAATTCTTATATGTTGAAAAAGCCCCGAACCAAGGGGGCTTCGGAGCTTCTGATTAAATGACCTGTACTGGGTTCGAACCAGTGACCTCTACCCTGTCAAGATAGCGCTCTCCCTGCTTCAAGCCCCATAAGGGTTTTATAACATTTCAAAGTGGCTAACCACTATCTTTTAGTTGTGATGTTAATAATTATATTGTGGTCACAATATAAAGTAAAGTGGTCATGATAAAATTATAGGTTAGTGGTCTTATAATAGTGTCTTCATCTGGATACGAATCCAAGCAACAATGGAATGATCACTTTGCAGAGTAGCCTTTAATTGAACATATCCCGATGTAGAATTATTATTTTTTACGGTACAACTTGAACCGCTTTGGCTTGTGATAAGTGCAAGATTCGTACTTGATACTTGGTCATCTGCAAAGAGTTGCCATGTAACTGGCTGCGAACCATCGCTAATCAAAATAGAATCATTGTAAACTTCAACATTATATGTTTTTGATTGACCTTGTTTAATCTCACTTGGGGTGGTCGACGTACTGGTAATATTAATCGTATATGCAACGGGGACTTCTATTACATTAACCGTCGCAGAATCGCTTATCATAGCGTTTGAAGCATTTTTAATGGTAATGGCAACTTGACCAACCGAAACACCTGTCACAAGTCCATTTAAATCTACTGCGGCAATTGATTCATCCGAAGATTCAAACACTACAGGTGCGTTATTACTATTCCATGTCAATTGAAGTGTACTTCCTTGATAAATCTCAATTGGCTGTGTATTCGTAATTTCGACTATACATGCCAATCCTCCAGCAATTTCATTGATAAGATCATCCGTTGCATCAAGTTGATCTTTGTCACAAGTTAAAGTGACAATTCCTGGCCTAGAATATGAATCAATCCCCGAAATTTTAAACGCTTGATTAGATTTGATAAAGCGATCCCCTATTTTAATTTTTTCAGAATCGGAATTATTGGGTACATGTACAAATATCTTTCCGTCGGCAAGTGTCATAATTTGTCCATTCTGAACGCCAAACGATTGTGTTTCAATGTAAGCATGAACAGAATAAAAAGTGCAGGATGAATTAAAAGTAATTGAAAATGGAAGGAGTCGCATTATCCCCTTCCATTTGTCATACCGTTTTCCAACTTCCTCTGAAATCACCATAAACGTTTTATTGTCATATTCAATTATGTCACCACGTTTTATTTCGTCTAATGTAGTAATTTTTTTATCATCGTAACTCGCATTGACATTCGTATTCGTTATAAGCGCACGAATGGAAAACCCATTTTTTAGTATATCTGTACCTCGACAATCCAGAAAATATTTAAAATCTTGTTCTACCATTGAATTATCCAATAAGTTAAACAAATGACAGCCCTCCTTATTACGAATTAAACAACATAAATGTATTTAAATGAGTTGTTTCCGTATCAATTGCCGCCATCATACGAACTTTACGTGTTAAATCATCTATTTTAGTCATCAAGTTTTCGTAAAAATTAGTAACGGAAATATCATCATCCTTATAACTTTTCATGAGTTGAGGATCGGATGCTAACGATTCAAGAACTTGTAAAGCCGTTGAATAAATCGCCTTTTTATTGGCATTAGATTGCGGATTATATTCGTCTGTTTCATTTAAGCCATTTTCTTGAAGATAAATGGACAATTCGTTATCAGGAAAGTCGATACTCCGTGTTTCCATTTTTAAACGTTCTATATTTGTCATATAGGTAACCCTCCGTTTTATTTTGAAAATAAAAAAAGCACCCTTTTCAGAGTGCTTTTGTTCAACGCCTAATTTTCCAAAACTATCGTCGCCAAGGTATAATTCATATCCATCAAATAATTTTGAACATAAATCTTCCTCATACTTTGCATGAGAAGTAAAATCCCAATACCTAGTCTCAAAATTCTCATTTAAAAAATGGATCAGTTTCTTTTGTTTAACCAACTCATAGATTTTTTCTTTTTCTATAGATTGACCGGCATCTACAAGAGCATTTAATCCATAGATTAAATGTGCGATCATTCGACTATTTATTTCCATCTGTCTAACCCCCTCTATAATTTAACATTATAAGACAAAAATGGTGAATTTACCTTTTTTTATTTTACCTTTTTTAAATTTTTTTTGTGCATGTGTAATTAGACTTGTTAGCGCACCTTTTTTAAATTTAGGGGTATCTCATACGCACAATAGCCAATAAACGCAAATTTTTATGCACTATTTATGCAAATATATTGTATAAACTACGCGATTTTCCATATATTAGTCGAAATTCAGACCACTAACTACCCAAGTTGGTGAAAATCAGATGTACTAATATAGTATTGGTTGACTTATTTACGTTATAACTATTCTTATATAGTAAGTAAGCATATAGACGACAATTTATATAATAATATGTAAAAATTTGTGAAAATATATAAAATCGTCATGTAACTTCTATTATTTCAATGATGAGAATTGCTTGAAGATATATAGTAACAGGCGTGAGTTTGTCAATAATGTTTCACGAAAAAATGTTCCACGATTCACGCCTATTACTATATAATTGTCAATCTTATATTAATAGTAATAATTACAATTAATTATTGTTAACCGTATTTGAATCAATATTATCCTTTCCATCCTCATTCTTGATCTTCTCCATCTCACTATTCACATCATTTGTGTACGGACTATGAGATAGGATACTTTCAATACTCATGGCCCCCATATCGCGCAACGCCTTTAGATTATCAATAACGTCCTTTTCAGATTGTGGCATTGCATACTGGAATACAATATCCAACGTGTCCCATTCATCATCCGTAAAGGTTACGCCTTGCAGTTCCAACAATTGCCTAAATTTGCCTAGTCGTTGCATCATACCCTCTTTAATGAATTTCTCACTCATCATGGCTCGAATATTCGCCAATGAAAATAAAAGTTTAATACTGACCTCACTTAAATTTGAAATATCTACTTTCCCCATGCTTACGGCTGGTGTATTACTTACGTCTAACAGACTCGTCATAAGATGCTTGTACAATGTTTCAAACGCTTTATGGTCAAAGTTATTGTGTTTAAAGTCGAATGTTGCATCACTGTCCAGAATAAGACCGCCACCAATAATTTCGGTAGGCAAATTAGCATCCGTCAAACGTTGACCTGTAACCACTGGAATACCCGAAATAAATTTGTAAAAGGCATCCGTACTTCTGGATATTAAATCTTCCATCGCGTCCAATATCGAAATATAGTCATCTAAATCACTTCTGCCAAATACGTTGTCAATGGGATTGTCATTACGATAAATGACAGGCAATCCACTCAAATTTGAATATACGCCGCGATTCCGCAACTCTCCACCTGCATCCGTGTACTTTTCAACCCGATCCTGATAATATACGTTGTAATACGTAATATTGTTTACGGTATAACTCTCGACAAAGGCAATATATTCATTGTCTGCGTCAATCACTGGGTAACTATCAGCAACGTCAATCAATTTGCTAGTAATCTTTCCATCTTTAACAAAGACATACTCGTAGGCATTTCCAAATTTATTCACATTATGGACTAGATCAAAATCAATCTTATCATATCCGTTTTTATAAATGGATTTAACGGTTTTTAACACATTTTCATTTCCCGTCAACGTCACCTTGTTTCCAATCAAATAAGCCGTTCCAAACTCCAACAAACGCCTTGCATATTGTAAAACTATTCGTCGAGGAATAAATTCTTTCCCGTTAAACATTTCATTCGGACGTTTATTAATCGCATGAAGTCCGGCAAGATACTCCTTCTTATCAAGAATATCCTCAATTCGCTTTTGGTTATTTATATCGCTTACAAATTCTACAAACCAATCTGATTTATAGCCATTTTCATTGATAAATTTTTGAATCGAACCCATTCTATCACTTCTCCTATACATACCATTTATTGTTTTTTCTTGCTTGAACTGCTAAAGCATGAGCAATAACCATATCGTCATGGTTATCTGCTCCTTTTTTGTTGCCTGTTTTGCCGTTAATCTCAATGAAAAGTATCATTTGTTGAAGGGTTTCCTTATCGTTAATCAGGATTAATCCCTTTTCAAATGATTCTTTAAAATCGCTTATCATAATTGCTTTGGTCTTATCCGTTGTAAGCCATCCTAGCGCAAACTTTTTATTTCCCTTTTGGTCAAATGTTTTATGCTTGTACAGATTCATATATTGATAATCGTTCCTTAGCCGTTCAATAACGGGCAATCCATAACTGTTTTTCTCAATCGCTAGGAACGCATAATTATAATATCTGCCGATTGTATTTAAAATTTCAGCAAATTCATAAACACTTACTTTGTTATTCGCAAACGCCAAAACCTGAACACCTTCAGCATCCATCAATGCCAAAGCAGAACTATCCCCACCTGAACCACTTGCAACGTCACTTCCGCCGTAATATTTAACATTACGTTTCGGCAAATGGTAGACATTCAAACCCTTGCCGATATACTTCAATAACGTCTCTGGTAGTTCTGATTTTAATTCATCCTTCGTCAACGGTTCAGGAACATTCTCTAACCTAGCCAATACCTTTGATTGGTCAAATACGTTCTGTCCACTTGTCTTAAATGCTTCCTCTGGATATGAAGGAAATTCAGTTTGAAAGTCCTCTAGTGACATAGACGATAGTTTCCATTCACGCCACATGAGCATTCTTAAATTTGCCCCTGCTTGATAAATCCGCTTCTGTTCAGCGTTCAAATCCTTCAATGAAAGCCGTTGGCCTTTGTTCTGTGTCTTATACCATTCTTCCGCTATGTCATGCTCAAACTTAAACTGATCCTTATATGCGTCAGAAGTCCACCCATAGAAAAACGCCTTATAGTTGGTCTTACCCTTCCAAGACCGCATGAACAGGTCATAGTAATAGTTGCCTGTACCATTCGCCGTTGTTTCGATAACCAATTTCGAACTTGGATTCTTGGCTAGTGCCTGTTCAACGCTCGTAAGAATCTTGGACTGATCGCCGCCATAGAACGCGAACTCAGATAGCAAAATGAACTGATAAGTGTTACCCCGCCCAATCTGTTTGCCATCGGATGCCGCTATCTGAACGCGAGATCCATTCCCTAGAAATAACTCCCCCCGATTATCACGCATTGTTTCAGGGAAAGTGTATTTGTCTCTAGGCAAGTTGTCATTCATGAACTTTAGCCGTTGGAACAACGCCGTAACCGATTCACTGGACAAACTTACAATCATGTATGAACTGTTCGGATATTTGACCGCATTATATAGACAATATGCCAAACTCATTGTACTGAATCCGATTTGTCGGCTCTTGGCGATAATATTAAATTTACCCATTTGGTCAATAAAATCCGATTGCTCTTTATTTAATAAAAAGGGGATGGTATCTCCTTCATTGTCAACGATTTTGACAAAGTTCTTGCAGAACAGTTTAAAATCATCCATTACAATTTCAAATTTACTTTTTTTCTTTCGTGTTGCTGTAGCCATTAAATATCTCCTTCCTTAAAACAAAAAAAATAGCCATATTGACTACTCTTTTCCATATCTTTATAATAATTATGAAATCGGGAAGCACCCGTTGGAAACCGTAGAGGAAGCACCTCACGGTTTTTCTGTTTTATAGTTCAAGGTCATCCTCGACATCATCCTCAACATCGGAAAAGAATTTTTCCGCTTCCCTGCTATACAAATTGATTTCTTTCATCAATTTCAGCATCATCTCTATATCCTTTGGGTTCGGATTAGATTCAACTTTCGCCTTTAAATTTTCATAAATTGTCAATAAATCATTGGCTTGTTTCGTTGCCAATACAATGCTTGTGATATGTTTAAATTCGGGAGTCCGTTCCCACCTATTGAATGTTCCCATTGTCTTTAATCCGCATTGATGAAGTAATTCTTCCTCCGACATTCGCCTTTCATTGTTAAACCACAGATTAAAGCGATATTTTACATACAATTGCTTTTTATACGGTAATTTCTTTAACACATCATAAATTGTCATCTTCATATAATTTAACCTCCGTTTAATTCCAACTAATTTACTTTAATTATTTGTACGAAATCACTATTAATAGGTTTATTATTATTAGAATGTGTTTGCTTTTGACACTAAGAAAGGAAATAAAGAGTATAAGACGCAACTATCCAACTAAACTTTGATATTGTCGTCTTGGCAATAAAACTTTCAATTCTTTGTCTGTAAAATAAAATCTAAGGCACATATCAATATTGTTCATGGATTCCGTCTTAAATACTGTTTCATCTGCAACGTTCGGTGTATTTTGTTTGATATTTAAACGGTAAAGATTGGGCAATTTTTTACTTAACCCTTTACCTTTCGGCTTCCTATTGCGCTCGACCACTTCAATAACTTTAAGTCCAATCAACTTGTTCACTTGTCTTTGTACTGCCTGATCATAAAGTCCCGTTGCTTCTTGGATATCTCTAAAAGGCATATAAAAAACGCCTTGCTTGTTTGCATGGCGTTTAGAATGAATCAGCATCGCATATGTGATTAGTTTTTGATTTTTTTCGGGACACTTTTCAATGATCCATTTGATTTCTTCGTATGTAATGGCTAAATCTTTTTTCGTTGCCGTTAGACTGTAATTTTTATCATAAATATCAGCAACAACTTGATCTATGTCCTTATAACAATCGTTTATCGGCGTTGTATATGTATTAGGGTTTTGCCATTCCATCCAAGCGTACAGTTCCTTCTTACATGCTTCTAAATCGTAACCGCAATATTTCAAATATAGCCCAATCAATAAAATAGTATTGTGTCTGCTCCCCTGTACTTTTAATCCGTTCAAAAGTAAATCCTGTGCCCGTTCAATCGAATAATCTTCTGACTGTTCATAATTATGTAATGGTTTATGCTGACTTATGGCTTGCTCGGTCTCTATGATTTTATTCTTCTGAATCGGTTCAACGGCTTCATCAATAATATCCAGTATCGTTTCACGTTTTATCTTTTGGATAGTAAATAGATATTCTAGACTTTGCTCTGGACTCATTACCTTTAAACCATCTTCAATCCTGCAAAATCCGCAATAGTTTTTTGTCTTTTGATGATACCCTAACGGGATTTTTATACCTAATTTATCAGAAGGGCGAAATTCAATCTTATTTCCATCGTCAAAGTGTTGTCGCACATCTGACCGATCCAATACGTAATTGAAAAACTTTTCAGCATGTTCAACGTGAATTAAGTCTTCAACAAACAAATCAATATGATAACCCTTGCTTCCGCTGTAACTAATATAAACGTGGTAAAGCCCAAGTTCATTCAGCGTATTAATGATTTTATAAGTCATCCATATTGCCATTTCTTTATTCTGAAAATCCACGTCAAACGTAATGAATTTACTGAACGCCTTAGCGAACGTTCCAACTGTAAATTCACCTTGCAGATGCTTTTCAAAATGCCATTGTGGGATAATCGCTTTATACTTATTTGTACCTGCTTTATTAGTTTCGCCTTTTCTGAATTGTCCGTAACTTCCATCTTTATATTGAATTAGATAGTGGTTCAATTGAATAAAGTACAATTCCCTTAATTGCTCGATAACCTTCATATTTTCCAAGTAATTTACCCTCCATTAAAAGTCATTTCCTATTACATAAAGTCATTTATCTCTGCGTTGTTCCATGAAATCGCAAACCGCTGTGTATAGTTCAGGTGTCTTAGTAAATTGCCAAAATTGATCACCGGATTTTACGTTCAACCCGGTACAATTAAAATTAATCCCTTTGTCATAGCGCAAATGTTTGACAAGTCCTTTATCATAAATGTAAAAAAAGTTATTATCGTGTTTCATTGAAATTTCTCTCCTTCATTTTGAAATAAAAAAGGCGGCTGGTTACACCGCCTTACATCCTGCCGTATATTTACCTTTGTTTTTGTGAGTCAATGCGATACTAAATAGACCGTTAATGTCGTGTTTGCTGTATTCCTTGTTTCGGTCTAATTGAAATTGAGATGTTCGCTTAAACGTATGAGTCATATGAAATTGATCTGCTGGCAGATACAGAGGAAAATCAAAAAAACCTTGCATGGCCGCAAGGTCAATATTCGTATGAAGTTTTCCTTCGATCGCCTTTATCTGACTATCTAAGTTGTATTGTTTTTTGACTCTTAAAAATTCATTCGCTGTCTTTTCCGATTCTAAAACGTCCAATAAATCAAACAACTCCAATTTTTTTAACCATTTTTGATTTATTGCTTTAAAATCTCTACTGTAATAGCCTAAAAACGTACTATCTATGGCTAAGATGATTAACCTTCCTTCCCGAGATTTGGGTAATGGGATATTGTAATAGGATAGTATCTGAAGCAAAGTAGATCCACAATATTTCGTATAATAATTGTCTCTGCTAATCCCTGTAAGGGCATTGACGTTAGCCGAATCCGGATTAACATTATCTGTACTGGATATTCTAGTTACGTGATTGTCCCAAACTTTACCACGCTCTAAGGCAACATCAATGCCAATTGCCTCTTTGCCTGTTTGATTGGCTTTGTAAATGGAATTGAAATCATAAAAGTAATTGATTTTATATCCTTTTAATTGCTCTAGATACAGACAAGATAAAAGCGAATCTATATCGTTGCTCAAACACAAATCGTATTTACCGTATTCATTATCATTAACCCACCCCGGAAATTTATCCTTCAATTCATTTTGCATATAGTTAGATGAAAAGAATCATCTAACTCCTACTTTTGTACTCCCTATTTTTAAAATTTTTCTCCCTAATGATTATTGGATTATTTGTTTAATCCAATAAATATCAAAAGGGAGTTAGATACAATCCTTCCATGTTTGCCCTCCTCGTATTTTTTATTTTTTATTTATCGTTTACGTCAAAGTCATCAAAATCAATCGCCTGTATTTGGCTGTTTTGAATCATCATGTATCGCCTTTTACCTTTACCGTCGAAATAGCGGAAGATAAATTGACCATGCTGATCCGATACAGTAAAGTCCGTAAAATCCATAATCGTTTCAGCCGTTGCAACAACCCGAATCGGACTTTCTTTTCCCTTCAGGTAAATGAGGAGGATTTTATGATTATTATTCATTTTTATGCTCCTCGATGTATTGTTTATATTTGCGAACCTTTTCCGGCGACATTTCACATTTTTCATTTTCGTACATGCTGATTAGCGCATGAGTACATTTGAGATAATCCTGTAACTGTCGGATTTTTATTTTCTTTTGAATCCTTTGAAGTTTCCAGGACATGCGATCACTCATCGTTTATCACTCCTTGCATTGATATTTGTAAATTAATCGAAAAATAAAAAAGGCAAGAGGAAATATCCCCTTGCCCACTTGGTCAATTATTAAGCACTAAGGTTAAATTGAGCAACAGCCTTTTTGCTTCCAACTCGCAAAGTTGCTTCAGCAATCACTTGACCGCGAACACTATCACCGACTTTAGCAAGCGGTTCAAACGCAGGTTGGCGAAGGAAATCAATTGCAAGTTGATTCAAGTCAAATACAGTCATCTTATCTGCACTAGCATGACGAGACAATACAAAATGTACTGTACCATAATTGGTGCGAACCGAATCAACGACAAGTCCGAATACACTGTTTTGCGCGATGTACGAATACGAATCTTTATAGATGGCATCCACCATCTCTTTGATGTCAGCGTTAACCAATGCGAAGTATTCGCCACTCGGCAGACCTTGAAGCCACAATTTTTTAATCGTTTCCTTAACCGCTTCCTCGGAAAAACCGTTGGTTACAATGTTATTGCTATCTGCCCATTTTTCGATTCCGTCCATGCGGCGAACAAAAGGCGTAGCAGAACCATCATTACGAGTACCAGTAGTCAATGCTTTTTCCATCGCTACTTTCAGTTCAAGCAAGCGGTCAGCCACTTCCGCAGAGAAAATATTTCCTTGTCCAGAAACGTTGATTGCATTTGCCGTACCAGACACGGAAACACCTTTTTGAAACACTTCGAGGATATTTGAAAGTTCGGCTCTGCCAGATTGATAAAATTTCACATCCTCGTTTCCTTCGGTTACCGAAATATCGGACGTCGTATCGAAGGAGCGTTCACGCCAAGTTTGAACCGCGCCATTCGCTTTGCCTACAAGTCCACGGGACATAAGCAGGGACGAAAGCGGCGTGTCTTGGACACCAATAGTAACAATCTCTTTTGCCAACGAAATAGATTCAGCGTTTGTAAGATTACCTGTTTTAAACATGTTAAATCAATCTCCTTTTTTTAATTGAATAGTTTTTCAAGTTTTGCGCCGATCATGCCCACAACGTCATTATTTTTTTCAAACTGACTGTACTTATCGACGCTTTTATGATTATCCGGGACATAGGCATTATCTACCATACGTGATTTAAGCACGTCATTAAGTTTAGTAATTTTCACGTTTAATTCATCTTCGTCTTTTGCTTCCAGGAACGGTGCAAAATCTTCAAGTTTAGATTCCTTCAATGTCAATACAATTTGTTTGTGCCACAATTCTGCTTGCTTCTTTTCAAGTTCCTTTTCAACATCAGATTTTTCTTTCGGTTTGAATTTCTCCAACTCGTCCCTCAATGGCTTCAATTCCTTCTCAACCCATTTTTTTTTGGCATCTTCAATTGCCTGTGCTAATTGTTCCTGCGTAAAAGTTTGATCTTCCATTTTCTTCATCTCCTCTTAAAATATTTTTTATAAAGAATCAAAACCGCATAGTGCAGTCTTGATTTAATTTGAAAAGGGGTATCTCCTCTTTTATATTTGTAAAATTGATGCAAAAATAAAAAAGACAGGGCTTTAAACCCTGTCTTATAAAAGAGGAGATACTAAATTTGGAGGACAGCATAAAATTATGAGCAAAACTTCAAAATATAAGGGAGTATCCCTTTATTAAATCTACATTAAACATATAGATTTAATAAAAAAACATTCCTCATTATATATTCACATATACAATTGATAAAATTTATCACGGTTCGTAAAAATCACCTTATATTATAATATAGGGACTTTTCAATGTTTTTTATGGTTTTTTCCTGTAAGAATCGCATTTTTTACAAATTCCAGTTAATCCATCTTTATTTCTTAAGTCTGGACTAAAATATCTTTTTAACGACAATTTATATTCTCCACAATTACTGCATTTTTTATGGTTTATTAATTCCATATGTAACTCCTATATAATATATGGGGGGTTTTTATCAGTAATTATGTTAAAATGGTGTATTAATTAACCCTACAATATTTAAGGGGGTTTCTCGGGCAAAATTATTATAATTTCGTGTAACGATGGAAATATATGTAACAATTGTGTCTAAATTGTGACACTGGTTCATCATGAACTAAAGTAAATTAATATATAGGAGGATACAATTCTGCCTTCACCTCGCGCAACTCCCGCACAGTCATTTCGTCAACCGTTTTCGTTGCGCCGGTGGACGGGATGGTGTGCGGCTTGGATACGAAGTCTGCGCGGTCTACGTCGGCAGGAAGCGACAGCATTTCGAAGATTTTTCCGACGTCCAAACATTCCGACGTCGGAACCTTCGCGAATTGGTCGTAAGCGCGAATCATATTCCAAGCGGTTGTCTTAGCGATATCAACAGACCTAAGCCAACGTTCCCAATGCCCGTGCGTCAAATCGTTTTCCTTAACGTGCTTCAACCGCCCCCCAATCTCGAATATCGCTTCTCCGGCTACTCGTTTGTAGGCGTTGATTTCAGCGGTAATCACGTTGATATCCGTCGATAACGCTAATTCCGTTGCTACAGCCACGCTCTGCGCGATTCACCTATAGTTTCTGCGATATCGTCAGTTGTCTTGGGTGCGACATTTTGTCGTACCCTCGAATGTTGGTTGTTTCCGTTTTTAACACCCCAATACTCTTTAAGGAACGCCGCAATCCGCGCCTTCTTAATCGGATCTGTTTCCGCCTGTCCCCGTCGCTCGACGTTCTCCGCAATCAAAAGGTATTCCGCCTGCCACTCGTCAACATCGACGATTTCTACCGGAACATCTGTTAGTCCGATGTCCTTTGCGATTCGGAAGCGTTGATGTCCGCTGATTATTGTATAGTTAGTCGTGATCTTAATTGCGTCGCGGATTCCGTACGATTCGATACTACGCTTTATTTCTTCGTACTTCTCGCCTTCAACGTCGGAAAAATAGTAGCCGTTTTTCGGGTGTGGGTTTAGTTTGTCGATTGAGATTAGCCCTGCCATCCTATGAACCCCCTAAAATATATTCGAGTTATTTTGAAATCATCGTACCAAAATATAATGGTTCGAAAGTGACATCTTAGTGCAATTCTTTAAAGCCACGCCATCACCTCATCGAAACCCGGCCCGGCCTTCTGCGCTTCCTCCAGTTTTTCCCGCCGCGCTCTCTCCGTCAACCGCCGCCCAATCTCGAATATCGCTTCGCCAGTTACACGCTTGTAGGCATTGATCTCGGCGGTTATAACGTCCAGGTTATTTGAAAGATCGCGTCCAATCCAGTCTTAATCGTGGACGTCCACGATTTATCACCAAGTTCATCGACGACCTTGATTCCGACATTTCGGAAACCCGTCGTCCCGAGTTCTTTGAATACTTTCGCCATATCCAAATGGTACGACGTCGTACCATTTTCGAATTGCTCGAACGTTCGAACGATTTCCAAAAGCGAGGACATCCTTGTATTTTCCGACAGGTAAATTCCACGACGTCGTGGAATCTGGGAACTGTTCGTACACCGCCCGCCATCCGATTTCGTGCCACGTGGCACGATTTGCTCCATCTAACTTTTCGCTAATTGTGTGTACATATCCACATTTTCGCCACCAATCGTTTCGATGACTTTTTCCATATCCAAATATTGCGACGTCGCACTTTTGACTATATTTGACTATTATATTAACCTATAAATGCTAATATGGGCAAGGGTTAATATACACCCCTGCCCAATTTTAGTGTAACCGCTAGAATATAGACAACAGGAATTGCTAGATAAGGATGAACACTTTACGATCCTTCATCCCCGAATATCATACATCATAGACAATAATCACCATAGGTGAGGAAGAGTATGAGACACTTAGAGGGGTGGCTCTTTTTTTGTTACCTCATCAATGCTATGAGTCATTATGAGTATCCCATCCTCAAAAATCATCTTTCGTCCATCACGCAATTTAAGGATAACTGATTCAATATCTCTCTCCGTTGGAATCTTGGCGAGTGCCTCCTCTAATGAATTTGCCATAATATTGTAATCCATATACGAAGTTAATTCGCCTTTTACGCAATAGTTGTAATTCGGAATGTAATTTTCATCATCAACTACTCGGTGATAATTGTTTAGTGCATCGTAACAATCAATACATAGTTGACCATCTTTATCAATGTACTGGATCGGTTTGATTTTACCACAGTAGGCACAGGGTTGAATTTTCTTCATTTGTTTGCATCCTCCTTGTAATAAATAGTATAATAATTGCAAAATGGGTATTATCGTTTAACGTCTATAATCAATATAATACTATGAACATTTAATGTCAATAAAATTTTAACAAAGGAGGATGAATATGGACGAATATAAGTTGTACTGTAAACTTGGTAAAATATTAGATGAACGGAATATTACAGCATATAAACTTGCCAAGGATATCAACGAGCGTATCGGGACGATTTATAAACTAGTCAATAATAAAGATATGGAGTCAAGTAGGTTACCCGTAAATCTAATTGTTAAGATATGTGTATACTTTGATATTACTCTTGATGCTTTATTTGAGATTGTTAAGATCGAATAATAATAATAATAAATCTATTAATAGTGATTTCGTACTATTTTAAATTATATAGTTTTACGATCTGATTACTCGATTCATACATAAATATTAACCCTTGATTTATAAGGCTTTTTTGACTCTAACTTGGCAAAATTTTGTCTATGTCGCGTTTTCTTGGTTCGGGAATAGGGCTATGCCTGTGAGAAGGTAATGGGGCTTAGAATGGCTTATATGATGGATTCGCAGAGTCCCCAGCGGCCGTCGCGGCGGCGGGCACGGTGTCGGTCATGAACAAAAAAGAAAATAGTTATAAGATCCTAGTCAATACACCCACATCGGATTATTATGGTAATAGGAAAATTTTATCTAATAATTTGAGGGGTGTATTTTTCAATTGAAACAAATGATATTAATTCTCACATTGGCATTTATTTTTATTGCTGGATGCTCTCATTCAAATTCCGGCATAGTGAAAAAGGGGTGTTTGTGTTGAAAAGATCAAGTTCTATAATGGTTTTATTAGTTCCACTTTTTCTCTTATTAGTTGGTTGTAATACGAAAAACTATGGCGATCCACCGCAAGGTATACGGCAAGATTTTTACAATGCTGCTGTCGATACTGTAAATAAAATTGAAGATAGTTTTATAAATGACAGGGAAATATCTGACGGTATTAAAAATAAAATCGACAGATTAGGAAAATACAAAGATGAGACAATTGAAGAAAGTAAAGTTTTTAATGAAATCTCAACATTACAATTTACCGTAGATTTATACTATAGATTGTCGAAGCATGAAACTACCGGAGATATTGCAAAATCAATAAAAGATTGCGCTGATCAATTTAATAAAGTTAAACAAATGCTGAATATGAATAAATGAGAAAAGGGGTATGTCTATATGCGTTTGTTAATTAGTTTTCTTTTAATCGTCTCGTTTATTGTTGGGTGTTCAAGTAATACGAATGGATTAGATAAGGGATTGTATAACGATTCTAAGGATATTGTGAAAATATATGATGATTACCTTAGCGGTAAATCCAAAGAAATTTCTGAACAAGATCAACGAAAAATAGGAAGTTATCTCAATTCTCACCCTGATGCAAATTACAAAAATAAAGACCTGGAGTTCATTCATAATATATACGATCTGACATTAAAAGTTGAAAGGTATCGTAATTATATAAAAGCAAATGATAGTGATTTAGTAGTTAAAGCATTTGATGATTCAATAACAATGGTTAACGATGTCAAAAAACAACTGAATATGAAGTAAATAGGGGAATCCCATTATTTGGGAACCCCTATTTTTCCACTTAATCATAGTGAGGAATCGCTGTACCTTCTATATATCCATAGTGTTAAGGGGATTATATTTGTCATTCTGCTCCTTTAAGGCCGTTCCCCAGAGAGAAAAGTAACGTAAAGTCATGGAAACGTTGCTATGTCTCAACAATTTTTGAATTGTTCCAACGTCACAACCAGCCATAATCATTCGATGTGCCGCAGTATGTCTGAAAGTATGGGCAGACAATCGAACATTTTTGAAATTCATATTGGCTTTTAAATGTTTGAACAGACATTTAAGGGCATTTTCGGTTAGTTTATTGCCATCTCGATCTGTAAACACATATTCAGGGGATTCTTTGAAATTTTGCTCAACAAACAGTTTGTATTCCAAAAATTCCTTTTTCAGTTTATCCGTCATTGGCAACGAACTAGCCACACGCTTTTTACCCGTTACAGTAATCACCTGATCGTTTAGGTTTACGTCAGACCAACGCAAATTAATGGTTTCACCTAAACGACAGGCCGTTGACAAGAGGAAGATAATCAAAAAATAACCGCGATAAGCATAATACGTTTTGTCCCGATATTTTAAACGCTGAAAATAATTGAGCATTTGCTTAACTTGTGCATCTGAAAACACTTCAATTTTAATATCCTCTTTGGCGTAACCAATTCGCTTTGTAGGATTCGTTTTGGGATTAAAAATCTCCATTTCCGTTTCAAAATAGTTAAAGAAAATTTTTAAGACATGCAACTTGGAATTTACTGTAGTGGGATTATTTTTCCGCTCTTTGCCACAATAGATCAAATAACTTTTGACCAACGATTGAGTACAATCTTCGAGATTAACAATTTCACGCTGGACAGCATAATCATGAAATTCATTCAACGTAAGCATATAAGTATCAAGTGTCTTTGAGGAAATATTTCGATACTCACGATCTGACTTAAATTCCTGCAATGCAAATTTTAATAACAAAACAACCACCATCCTTTAGATTGATTAAACTAAAAGATAATGGTTGTTTTTGCCTAGAAACGTGTTAGAGTGTGACCACCATTCAGATGAATCCCTCTAAACCCTTGTGCCTACTGAAATAATGACCTGTACTGGGTTCGAACCAGTGACCTCTACCCTGTCAAGATAGCGCTCTCCCTGCTGAGCTAACAGGTCAAATCGTTTAGCGGCAAGAATTATATTACCAAGGAAGCAGGATAATGTCAA